TTTTTGGGTTGATGCTGAGGAAATAGAAAAGCGTGTCCTTCGCAAGAAAGATTCTTGGGGCTTTAGTGGCTATGAAGGATTCAAACCTCAAAAACTTAATACGAGAATAATCTAATGAAAAAAAGTACAATACTAGTCTTAGTATTGCTACTAATCACTTTTGTACCAACCTTTTCACTTGGCGGCGGCTCATCAGAATTTTCTTATGATAAAGCGGAAGCAGAAGGTTACGTTGCGTTTGTAGTAAATACGGTAGAGAAGAAAGAAGATAATAACGATCAAGCTGGACCAGATCCAGATATTAATAAGTGTGCATGTAAAGGCACTGGCTCAATAACACATGGTGATGGCCATAAAACTCCATGCCCTTATCATTCTAAAAAAGATGATGACACTGAAGATGAAACTGACTTAATTAATAAAAAGCAAGTTATATTTTTCACGGCAAAATGGTGTGGCCCTTGTCAGCAATGGAAGTCTAAAGAGATTCCAAAGCTAGAAAAATCTGGCTGGAAGATTTCAGATCAAAAGGACGCCATGATTAGAATTATGGATGTTGATAAACATAAAGAGTTCTGGAATAAGCATAGAGTAGGCGGATCCGTTCCTCAGTTTCTTCTTTTCGAAAAAGGTAAAAGAACTAATTGTCTTTCTGGTTTTCACAGTGCAACAGCGGTTGCCAATATGTATAATAAAAAATGATAGATCAAGCTTTTGATATAGCCAAGCAAATTTTTGACTCAGAAAAAGGATTCTGTGTTGACGGAAAATTTTGCATAAAAATTCATGGTTATACAAATATCTCTATTGACAGCAAGGAAGACTGTGTTAAAATCAGATTCTCAAACAACAGGCCAATAGTCACTGTTAAGAAAATAATTAAGCTTTCTTTGGGATTATCTGGCATTGATTTAAGAAAAGATGGTGGGACTTTAGTAATAGATAATTTTCCTGATATACCTTTCAAATATGAATGGATAGATAATGATTAATAAAAAACTTATTCTAGAACAAATAGATGGAACTTTTAAAAATCGTGAAAGAAATAGAATAGCCAAACAGTGCCTAGACCATGCCATAACGTGGTCTAATTTATACGGTCACTTAGACGATAAGGTAAAAACAAAAAGGACTTATCTAGAAAATTATAATGATTGCCATCAATATATTATTGATAATTTTGACAAAAGCCAGATCAAAACTTTTAGCATCTGGGCTATAATATTACCTACAATCATTAGTTATGTAGCTAAGTGGGTAACTCAGTGGGTTATTGATAACCTACTTAACGATTGATGTGTTACATCTAAGATTTAATACAACCTTGAAAGGAAAATATGCAAATTAAGAAGCGTAGTGGTAATACTGAACAGTATGATGTAGAAAAGATCCACAAAGTTGTGGAATGGGCTACAGAAGGCATAAATGGCGTATCACTATCTGATATTGAAATGAACGCCGGTCTCTCCTTGAGAGATAAAATCTCCACAAAAGAAATCCATCAAATTCTAATTAAATCTGCTAATGATTTAATTTCTGAGTCAGCTCCTAATTATCAATATGTAGCGGCTAGACTTCTAAATATGTCTCTACGAAAAGATGTATGGGGACATGCTACAACTCCCCCTCAGCTACTACATCATATACAAGTAAATGTAGATAATGGCATTTATGATCCATCCATTCTTGAGAAATGGGATGAAGACTCGATCAAAAAAATGGCTGGTTTTATGAACCACAAGAGAGATGATCTTTACACATATGCTGGCCTACAGCAAATGATGGATAAATATCTTGTAAAAAACAGGCTCACTGGACAAATTTATGAAACCCCACAATATGCCTACTTACTTATTGCCATGTGTCTTTTTGATGATATTAAAGATGTAAAAGACGCTTATGATTGCTATTCTACATTTAAACTAAATCTTCCGACTCCGATCATGGCTGGCGTCAGAACAACTATTAGACAATTTGCTAGTTGCGTTTTGGTTGACGTTGAGGATGATCTAGACAGCATTTTCTCAAGCATTCATGCGGTTGGGAAATATACCGCCCGTAGAGCAGGTATTGGCCTAAATATTGGCAGGATTAGACCTATCAACTCCCCTATCCGCGCCGGAGAGGTTATTCATACTGGTTTAATTCCATACCTCAAGAACTTTGAATCAGCAGTTAAATCCACTAGCCAGAATGGTATTCGCGGTGGATCTGCTACGGTTCACATTCCCTTTTGGCATTATGAAATTGAAGATGTAATGGTATTAAAGAATAATGCAGGAACTGACGATAATAGAGTTAGAAAGCTAGACTACTCTGTTCAGTTCTGTAAATTATTTTATGAGAGACTTGTGGCCAATGAAAACATTACATTATTTAGCCCACATGAGGCAAAAGGTCTTTATGAGGCTTTTGGCGACAATGAGAAATTTGAAGAATTATATCTTAAATATGAAAATGCAAGATCGTTACAATTCAAGAAAAAAATTCCTGCTAGAAAATTAGCAGAAGTATTTGCGCGAGAAAGACTTGAAACAGGCCGTATCTATTCTATGAATATTGATACTGCTAATGAGAATGGATCTTGGAATATACCAGTACATATGTCTAATCTTTGCCAAGAAATTATTCATCCGACAAAACCTATTTCAGATATTAATGATGAAGAGGGCGAGATTGGTATTTGTATTTTGTCTGCATTAAACCTATTAGAAATGAATACTGACGAAGATATTGAGTTTGCGTGCCGCAATGCTGTAAGATCGCTAGAATCTGTGATCGAATATCAGGAGTATCCAGTAAAGGCTGGTGAAAATTTTACCAAAAATAGGAGATCTCTAGGTATTGGGATTACAAATCTAGCTGGATTTTTAGCAAAAAATAAAATGTTATATGATGATCCAGACGCTTTAAAACTCATGCATGAGACTATGGAAAGAATTCAATGGAACTTAATTAATGAATCTTGTATTTTAGCAGCAGAGCTAGGCCCATGCCCTAAGTTTGAAGAAACTAAATATGCTCAAGGGTTACTTCCTATAGATTGGTATAAAAAAGAAGTTGACAAACTGGTAAAGCCAAAGTATAATATGGACTGGAAAGGCTTAAAGAAGAGAATTAATGAGTTTGGTTTACGGCACTCGACACTAAGCGCTATTATGCCCTGTGAGTCATCTAGTGTGATTCAGAATAGCACAAATGGTATTGAGCCTGTCAGGAACCTGCTCTCGTTTAAAAAAGCCAAAAATGGTATTTTGAAACAAGTTGTGCCAAATTACCATACTAGAAAAAATTATTATACAAAAGCGTGGGATTTAACTAGCAATAAGGATATAATGAATATAGCAGCAGTTATTCAAAAATTTGTTGACATGAGTATGAGTACTAATTTATATTATAATTACTCTCATTACGAGGATGGAAACATCCCATTAAGCGAATTAATTAAAGACCAGATATACGGATACAAGCTGGGGTTGAAAAATTTCTATTATGCCAATACTCCTGATGGAGATGGCGATACAGAAAAAGAAATGGGCTGTGAATCTGGAGCGTGTGCAATTTGATGATTAAGTGGTGGTTTTGTAGCGAATGCGAAAAAGTAACAGATGAGTTTGAATCTGAAGATAAAGAGAAATGTCCAGATTGTAGAGAGAAGGAAGACGAGTAAATAATGAAGACTATTTTTAATAAAAAACTTGTAGATCCAACTAGCCAACCTCTTTTTTTAGGGGAGACGCTTGGATTGCAGAGATACGATAAGTTTAAGTATCCTGTATTTTTTGATTTATTTAAAAAACAGAGAGAATTTTTCTGGAGTCCAGAAGAAATAGAACTTAAAAAAGATCGCTCCGATTTTAAGGAAATGTCTGATAATGAGAAATTTATCTTCTCAAGTAATCTAAAATATCAGACTATGCTAGACAGTGTTATCTGTCGTGGCGTCCCTACCTTACTAGAATATGTTTCTAACCCAGAGCTAGAAGCCTGCCTAAAGACTTGGGAGTTTTTTGAGCTTATCCATAGCTATAGTTATACTTATATCATTAAGAATGTATATTCTGACCCAAGTGAAATCTTTGATGATATTCACAAAGATAAGGAAATTATGAAGCGGGCTACTTCCGCCATTGAAGATTATGATAACTTAATGGGTATGACTTTTGGCAAGACTAGCAAAAATTTAAAAAAGCAACTGTACATGACCCTTATTAGCATAAACATTCTTGAGGCAGTGAGATTTTATGTGTCATTTATCTGCGCCTTTGCATTTGCTGAAAATAAAAAGATGGTCGGCAACGCCGACATTATTAAATTAATTAAAAGAGATGAGGCTCTTCATCTGTATAACACGCAAGAAATTATTAAGATTTTGCAAAAAGAAGAAGATGAAGGCTTTGTAGAGATTGCAGAAGAATGCGAAGAAGCCGCAGTCGAAATGTTTGAAAGAGCAGCAACTGAAGAAAAAGAATGGGCCTCGTATTTATTTAAAGATGGTTCAATCATTGGATTAAATGAGAATGTTCTTCATCAATATATAGATTGGCTCTGTATGTCTCGGAGAAAAGCCATAGGACTACCTTATGAAAAAACATCTAAAAATCCCATTGCGGGATGGACTGAGCCTTGGATGAATTCTGAGTCTGTTCAGGTGGCTCCACAAGAACATGAAATAACAAGCTATAAAATTGGCGCTAGTAAAAATGACTTAGAAGAAATGGACTTAGGAGAATTTTCATTATGATGAACGAAGATGCAATAGCTAGACAAAAACAACTAATTGATCAAATGAAGGACTGGGAGAAAAAAGCTTACAGCCCTCCTAGTTTTTCTAAGGAAACGGAAAAAAAGATTAAAGTTAAAGTGCTTAAAGACTGGTCTATGTTAGCTAATTTACCTACTAAGGCACATAAGTCAGATGCTGGCTATGATCTATATTCTGTAGAAGGCCCAACTGAGCTACAGCCCGGAGAAAGAGGCGCTTTCCATACTGGGGTTGCATTCGAAATACCAAAAGGATATGTTGGTCTAATATGGCCAAGATCTGGCATGGCAGTAAAAAAAGGTATAGATACCCTAGCTGGAGTGATAGATGCTGGCTATAGGGGTGAAATTACGGTATGTCTTCTAAACACCGGAGATGAGCCGTGTTCTATTAGTAAAGGTGACAGGATCGCTCAAATTCTGTTTCAAGAAGCTCCGCATTTTGAACTCGACATTGTACAAGAGTTTTCTAAATCAGATAGGGGTGAAGGAGGATTCGGTAGTACAGGATATTAAAAACAACCTGTGAGGTGACTATGGCTAGAAAACGGAGAAACGACATTCAAACTCCAAAAGTTAAAATAGTAACTGCAAAGACGGAGAACCAAAAAGATTATATAAGAGGCATAGTAGAAAATAATATTATATTTTGCTCTGGCCCTGCTGGGTCTGGCAAATCCTTTATTTCAGCCGGAATAGCTTCCGACCATTTACATAAAGGAAATATAGAAAAAATCATAATAACACGGCCATTGGTATGTACCGGAAAAGATATTGGCTCGCTTCCGGGCGAATTACAAGAAAAAATTAACCCTTATCTTGTGCCAATGAGAGAAAATCTCAAACATTTTCTTGGAGCTTGGAATTATAATAAATACTATAATGAAGGTAGAATTGTGTTTGAGCCTCTGGAAATGATGAGAGGTAGAACATTTCATGACACATATATGATTTTAGATGAAGCTCAAAACTGTACATTTGATCAAATCAAAATGTTTGTTACGAGAATGGGCCAAAATTCTAAAGTATTAATAAATGGAGATATTAAACAGACGGATTTGACTAGGAATAGGAGCGGGCTAGAGTCCTGTATGCATAAATTAAATAATATCGAAGGCGTATCCATATGTGAACTGGATCATTCAGATATTCAAAGAAATGATTTAATAGCTAAAGTTTTAAGAGTCTTGGAGTCATAATGCCATTACACGATTATGAATGTACAAAATGTGGATTATTCTTTAATGATGTATATCAAAAGTATGAAGACGAACCACTAACTAAATGTGAAGCGTGCGGAGCAGAATCTTTGCAAAAAATTTTTGCTACGCCTTCTTTTTTTGTAAAAGGAGAGGCTACTACTTGGGGGCAGCTTGCAGATAGAAATGCTAAAAAAATGGGTAAAACCCAAGTTGAGGATAAAGAAGGCATAAGGAAAGAAGAAACAAAATCTGCCATGAAACAGGCACAAAAAGAGCTTTATAGTAATATCAATAAAATGGGCGAGTCGCAAAAAAGGAAATATATTGATAATGGATAAGAAAAAAGCTGTAATATTTGTTACTCCATCTATAGGCCACTACAATGACGCTGGCCAAGTTTTACTAGAAAATATTAATGTTGAGCATTGTAATCAGATGGAAATACCTTTTAATGTACAATTTGACAAAAACTGTGAGTCTTTTACCGAAGCGATGGCTATAATAAAAGATAAGATGATAAAAATTCAGGAGATATTGAATGAGTGAAGAATTTTATGTAGATAAGTCAAAAGTAGAAAAAACCGAAGAGATCTCCTTTTATGATAGGGATGGTGAAAATACCCAAGCAAATGATAAGTTTTTCTTAAAAGTAGTTAAAACCAGCGCTTCATCAAAATATTTTATTTTGTTTAATCAGTCTGCTATTGTTGATCCGCTTGGCGACAATAGCTTTCAAAGAAATTATCATACATACAGCCTAAAGAAAATTGGCCCGAAGGCCGGTGAGCTTTACCTTAAATATTTAAAAACTAAAAATCAAAGATACTTAACTTTATGTAGGAGAGATTTAGATGGTTAGAAAAAAAATGCCAAAAAGAACCAATAAAAGTAAACAGGCTACTGTCGCTAAAATGACTGAAGATGTTAAAACAGAGCTTAATGAGCTTGAAAAGTTTTATATTACACAAAAATGTAAAGAAGGCGTTTCATTAGCTGACATTAAAAAGCAAAACATTTCACCTGTCGCTTTAGTGGAGCAGTTATATAAAGCTACAAAAAGTGAGGTTGACGACTCCAACAAAATGACTGCTGGTAAATTGATGTCTAGAAAAAAAGAGCGGGGCGTCGTAACAATGACTGAGCAGGCTGCTTCATTTGCAGATGGCAAGAGAGTGTCTAGCAAGGATAAGAAAGTTGAAAAAGCGCAACCGCACATCCACAAGCTCTTCTCCGAGTGAAAAAAAGCCTTATAAATCAATATTTAAAGAAGGCTATGTAACGCCAGCAAATTATATAACAGAGCTTGTATTTCAGAAAAGAAATGAAGCTTTTAATTCAGGAAGATGTCCAGAAAGTTTTTGGACTGATCCTAAATACACTGGCCCCTATAAAGGTCAGGTTATACAGGCTGGAAGACTTCTAAAGAAATATAAGGCTAGTTGGATTATTAAAGCAATATCTTGTAAAGAAGCTAAGTATATACACAAGCTGCAAGACAAGAAACTATTGCCTATTATTGAAAAGTTTGAAAAACTTGATAAAGACTTGACTTTTGAAAAAAGTGAAGCTATAATAAGTAAGCCAATTAAGGCTTTTGGTTTTGGGAAAAATAAATTGGAAGGTCTATGAGTAAATTAAAGAAGAAGGTTGATTTGAGTAGCGAAAAAGCTATTCAAAAGGAATTTGGAAAAGTTATATCTGCGGGAATTGAACTTGTAGAAGCAAAAAAAGATCTTAAAGTTCAAAGTATAAGTCCAGCTTTAGACTTGGCTCTTAATGGAGGCATGTTAGAAGGAAGCTGGAATCTGGTTAGTGGCGATCCTAAAACTGGTAAATCAACAACTTGTCTACAAGTATGCAAAAATGCTCAAGATGAGGGACGGCCAGTTATCTATGTGGATGCAGAAAGCCGCTTAAAGGCATATAATCTTGTAGGCATACAAGATCTTGATTTAGAAAAGATCCAAGTGGTGCATGGTCCAGACGATGGAGACCAATTGGCTGCGGAGGACTTTTTAAAAATATGTGAATCTATGATGAAGATGCCAAAAAATCAAGGCGCGGTTTGTGTTATTGATTCTTGTTCGTCACTTGTGCCTAGAGCTGAATTAGAAGAAGATCCATCTGCTACGCTACGGGCCAGTCTCCCAAAATTACTTTCTCATTGGATAAAGAAAAATGCACAAACAGTTGTTAAAAACAAAATTATTGTCCTTATCATTACACACTATATTACTAACACTAGCGGTTATGGAAAAATCAAAGTTCCTGACTGCGGCGTTATGGTTCAGTATCAAGCGGATACAAGAATGGACATTGCTAAAATCGAACCTTGGCTTGAAGGTGATAAGAAAATCGGTCAGCTTGTACACTGGAAAATAACATGCTCCAGCTTGGGAGCATCTGGAACTGAATGTGTAAGCTATCTAAAATTTGGCAAAGGTATTGACAAAAATAAAGAAATTATAGAATTAGCTGAATCATTTTCTATAATTGATAAATCAGGAGCTTGGTATACATTAGACTTTTTAGAAGGCCATAAAGAGTTTCCAGAGGTTCCAAAATTTCAAGGACAGGCTAAACTATATGATTTTCTAGAATCTAGGCCAGATATTTTTAAAATGGTTTTAGAAAAGGTGCAAGAGGTTTTGTCATGATGCAAGTCGTTGGTTTTGACGGCAGGGATCATAATTTTAACTACACTAAAAATAAGTTTAGAAAATCAAGATCTAATAAGTCGTCCTATCACATTGAAGCTAGAAAACTTTTGCGTGACTATTTCAGTGACTGCTTTATTTATGAGGAGGTGACGCTACCGGGGTCTAAGAAGGCGGGTAGAAGATCTCTACTATACGCAGACTTTTTTATTCCAGACGCTATGCTCATTGTGGAAGTTCACGGGGAGCAGCACTATTCTTTTTCTTCTTTTTTTCATAAATCAAAATATGATTTTTTTAAATCAAAGAAAAGAGACAAGGATAAAATAGCATGGTGTGAGTTAAATGATATTGATATAATTGTTCTACCTTATAATGAAAGAGATAAATGGAAACAAATGATAGCGGAGAAAAGATCAAGGGACTAGACGAGTTTGTTTCTTGGGTTGATACCTTTTGTGAAGATAATCACATTCCAAATATTAAATACAATGAAGATGATGAAGCACCTATGAAGCTGGAATATGGTGAAATAATTTCATTATCATCAGAAGAATGTTTTGCTCAGGCCATGATCTTAATGAATTACGCTTCATATTTACAAAAGAAGATGGACACTATAGGCAGTCATTTATCTTGGTGTGATGAAGCAATGGACTATCTCTTCAGCCAGCAATGGGATAATTATTCAGGTAAGTTTACACCAAAAGAAATAGTTAAGAAATCAATTATACAAGGAAATTCATATGCTCAGGAGTTAGAAAAATGTAGAATCAGATTATCTTCTGGGGTAAGATTAATATCAGAACAATGTAAAGATGTAAAAAAGAGAGTTAATCTCTTGCAAGATTTAGGCAAAAAGAGGAGTTTCTCATGAAAGATAAATTAGATAAAATGCTAAATAAGATAGAAGAATTATTATTGATCGTTGGAGAAATGACCGATGATAAAGAAGAGCCTGAAAAGCCAGCCAAGAAAAAGAGAGGTCGTCCGCCCAAGAAAGCTAAACAGGAGCAAGATTTTCAAGTAAAACAGACACAATCAAAAACGCCAGTAGTGGGCAAAAATAAATTTGAAGATATGCTAGATTTACATGTTGACAGGCCAGAAGGTTATGATAATATAAATGACAACGTAAAAAGAACTCCAAGAACAAGAAAGGGGTTCGCAACGGTTGATATGTTTTGTATAAGTTGCAATAAAACCTTTGCAGTCAACCCAATATTTAAAAAAGACAATTATGTTTGCGATAGGTGCGTGGCTAAAAAGTTTGGAGTTTAAATGGCAAAAGAAAGTTCGTTGAAAAATGTGGCATCCGAGCGTGCTGTACTTGCAGGTATTATTCAGCATGGTTTGGATTGCTTTGTAGATGTTGAAATCTTAATTGATGAAGAAAGCTTTACATTAGATCATAATAAGATATTGTTTAAATGTTTAGTAGATGCTATATCTAAAAATGATTCGATTGGCTTCACTGAAATTTTATCCTCTGCCAAGAGTTTAGATTTAAATGAGTATGTAGAAAAACCTGACGTGATGAAGCATGTCAACGGAGTTATTAACACTCCAGTGCATTTGGAAAATGTAAGATCTCACGCTGAAAAAATTAGAAGACTACAATTTGCAAGAAACATTCAAAGTGAATTAAGAGACATATATAGGGGTTTGGATGAAGTTTCTGGTGACGAAAGCGTAACTCAGATATTGTCAATTGCAGAGACGCCGATTCAAGAAATTTGCATGTCTTACATGCGAGAAGATGATACAACCCCAAAGCCATTAGGCGAATCGCTTAGTGAATATATTGAGCATGTAAAAGAAAACAAAAGTGAGAGCATGGGTATACCCACTGGGTTTCCAGTATTTGACCATGCTATTGGCGGCGGCCTTAGACGTAAATGCGTTGATCTTGTGGCCGCAAGACCAAAAGTTGGTAAATCATGCTTTGCAGATAATGTGGCCTTGCATGTAGCTAAAGAGCTAGGCATTCCAGTCTTAATGCTTGATACAGAGATGAGCAAGGAAGATCACTGGAACAGAATTGTCGCTAATGTCAGTGATGTAGAAATTAATGAAATTGCTACAGGTAGTTTTGCTGATGAAGGAGATAAAATTGACAGAGTAAATGCTGCTGTAGAAAAAATAAAAGATATACCATATGACTATATTAGTATAGCTGGTAGACCATTTGATGAGACACTATCCATTGCCAGAAGATGGCTTTTAAAGAAAGTGGGCTATGATGAGAACGGTAGACTGAACGACTGTCTCATTATTTATGATTATTTGAAGCTTATGACTTCAGAAAACATTAATAATAATTTAGCTGAATTTCAAGTGCTGGGTTTTCAAATTACAAGTTTACATAATTTTTGTGTAGAGTATGATGTAGCCTGTCTATCTTTTGTTCAATTGAATAGAGATGGCATAACAAAAGAATCAACTGATGCCGTTAGTGGATCAGATAGATTAATTTGGTTATGCACAAGCTTTTCTATATTCAAAAATAAAACCGAAGAAGAAAGAGCTATGGACGGTGTTGTGAATGGCGATAAGAAATTGATACCGATTGTGTCTAGGCATGGGCCGGGAATGGAAGATGAAGGCTATATATGTTTAAGTATGCAAGGTGAATTTGCTAGAATTAACGAATTAGGTACTATTAGAGAAATTAAGAGAAATGCAAACGACAGACAGCAAGGAATCCCAGACTCATCAGATGTCGATACTGAAGATGAAGTTGATGTCCAAGATTTTTGACATATTTGAATATTTTGGTGTAGACGATTATTTTACAAGTGATAGTATGATTATTGGATCTTGCCCTATTCATAAGGGCGACAATAATCAAGCTTTCAATATTAACATAGATTCAACTAGCGAATATTATGGAGCATGGTTTTGCAATACTAAACATTGCCACAATAATGCTGGAAATGATATACTGGCCTTAATTGGAGGACTGCTTAGTGCTAAGAACAATAAAAGCTATTCTTTTAGAGAGGTTCTAAGATTTGCAAAAGAATTTACTAAAGGTGTAACGACAGATCTTACCATGTCAAATGGTAAGGTAGATCCACTTTCTAAAATACTTGAAAAAAATGCAAAAACAAAAGTTTCTGGTAAACATACTAGAAAGCAAGTAAGAGAAAGGCTTGTTATACCTTGTGAGTTTTATTTAAACAGGGGTTATTCACCAGAGGCTTTAGATATATTTGATGTGGGAACATGTGAAGATCCAAAGTCGGAAATGCACAAAAGGGCGGTTTTTCCAATATATGATGAAAATGATGAATATATGATAGGCTGTGTCGGTAGAACCATATGTGAAGATCAAAGAAAATGGATTAATAAAAAAGGATTCAATAAATCAAGTTTTTTGTACAATTATGGCAAAGCTGTTAAGTGTATTGACAAATCTGGTACTATAATATTAGTAGAGGGTCAGGGCGATGTTATAAGACTGTACGAGGCTGGCATATTAAATGCGGTGGGTATTTTTGGCTCTCACCTTAGCGATTCACAAGAATTTTTACTACAGAAAAGCGGTGCGTTAAATGTGGTAATTATGACCGATAATGACGATGCTGGGCAAAAATGCAGAGATGAAATAAAAGAAAAGCTTAAATACTCCTTTAATATATATGATGTAATAACGCCATCTAATGATATTGGCGACATGACTATAGAACAAATTAATGAAACTATTAAACCTCAAATGAAAGGTCTATACTAATGCCTCACTTAATTGCTTTATGTGGTAAAAAACAATCGGGAAAAACCACACTATCTAATTATATTCATGGTCATGAAATGAAGCGTCATGATTTAATTGATGATTTTTGGATTACCAACTTGGGTAATCTTTATGTAAAATATGGTGTAATAGACGAAACTGGGGCAGTAATTGAAGATAGCGAAGGTCCATTAGACCTATGGCAAAATACTGAAGAGTTTTACAATTATGCGTCTACTTATATCTGGCCTTTAATTAGGGGGTATAATTTTGCAGACCCCCTAAAAGAAATTTGTATGAATCTTTTTGGGCTAACAAATGAGCAATGTTATGGGTCTGACGAAGATAAAAACAATAAAATAAATTTTAATTGGGAGAAGATGCCGGGAGAGACTAGGTTCAAATCAGGGTACGGTCAAATGACTGCTCGGCAATTTATGCAATATTTTGGCGCAGAAATTATGAGAAAGATTGATCCCAATGTTTGGGTCAATAATTGTATGGCCAGAATTAAACAAGATAATACTCCAATTGCTATTATCTCCGACTGTAGGTATATCAATGAGATAGAAGCAGTTAAAAAAGCTGGAGGTAAAGTAATCAAATTAACTAGGGATGTTCCAAATACTGACAATAGAAGCTCTTTAGAAAAAGAAATAGCGAACCATTCTTCTGAAACGTCAGCAGATGAATACGATGATTTTGATGCCGTAATCAATAATCAAAATATGACAATTCAAGAATCTGTTGACACATTTTTAAATAGAATGATAGATATGGGCGTCACTAAGAGATTAAGAAGTATTAAGTTCGTTAGGCACATTTGAATTCTGTCAGATGAAATACTTCTTTCAGTATGTGCTTGGGTTTAAAGATAGAACAAATAAAAAAGCTTTAATGGGAACCATTGTCCACAGAGCTTTACAAGTACTAGGAGATAAAAAAGTAGCAATAACTAATGGTAAAGAAAAAGTTGAAAATGATGACATTAGAGACTTGACTTTAGAAGAATGTGATGATATAGATGCTATAACAAAACTTTGTTTTGATCACTATCTTGCACATGAAAAAGATGTTACTTTAGATAAGAAAGAATTAAAAACTTGCACTAACTGGGTGTATAAAGCATTAGCTTATAAGAATGGACAGCTTGACCCCAGAAACCAAGATATTTTTGCTACTGAGCAATTTTTTGATATTGAGATAAAGAAAGACTGGGCGAAGTACGATTATGAAGTAAACGGAGAAAAGATCTC